AAGACCTTGTTAAAAGTTACTTTCAACTAGAAGACAAAAATATCGAAACACCAGAAACAGTAGAAGACAAATTCCAATCAGCTAAATTAGTTGACGGTACTCCTATTTCTAACAAGTCAGAAGACGAGTTTGAAGTTGGACAGGAAGTATATGTAACTACTGAGGCTGGAGAAGAAGTACTTGCTCCATCTGGAGAACATGCTTTGGATAACGGAGATGTTCTTGTTGTCGATGGAGGAGGTAAGATAACAGGTCTACACAAACCAGACGAAACTGGTCAGGGATCTTTATCTAAGGAGGAAGCTTCTGAAGAAAAAGAAACAGAAGTAGAACTTGCCGATGATGCAATTAATGAATCAGACGCTTTACCAATGGCTGAACATGAGGATGAAGATCACATGGACGAGCATAAGGATGAGCAAATGCCTGAAATCATTGAAGCTATTATGGCAGAACTTGCTCCTACGATAAAAGAGATGCAAAAAAAACTTGAAGAGCACGAACAAAAGATGGAAGAGCATGAGCAAAAAATGAAAGAACATTATGCTGCTGCTGAAGAAACTTCTGTGACTGAGAAAGCTTTTAGTAAAGCTGGATTCGGGTCTAAGCCGGAAGGCGACATGTTATCATTTAATCATGGTGACATTAAAAAGATGCAATACGAAAACATATTGAGTAGAGCTTCAAAAAACAACAAAAATTAATAACAACACTTTTAAATTAAATTATTATGGGATTAGATGTATCAGCATTATCAGACTTCAATAACGAAGTTGCTGGAAAAGTCGTACCAAAGATTGTATTTGAAGGGTACACTACTTCAATACTACCTATTCAAGAAGGTATCAAATATCAAGAACCTTTGAATATATTTGAAGTTGATCTTCAAGTACAAAACGGAGATTGTGTTTCTACACCTTCAGGATCTTTCGATGCTACGCAAAGAACAATTACAGTTACTCAAAGAACGTCTTACGATGGACTTTGTTTAGACAACCTAAACAAGAAGTACTTAGGTATTTCTGCTTTAGATAGGGGGAGTTATAATGAGACTTTCAAATTAGCTTCTGTATACACAGAGCAAATCGTTAACCAAATGAAGAAAAGCGATGACGCTTTCTTATGGGGTAGTGGCCAATTCGGCGACTGGACTTCAGGATCTACAGCGGGAGTTGTAATTCCAGATGCAGCAACAGGATCAGTATCTTCTGCTACAATCTTAGGTATTACAGACGCAATGATCGAGAATCTATCAGACGATGTAGCTGACAGAGACGATTTAACTATCTGGATGTCAGTTTCTAACTTTAGAAAATTCATTACTGCTTTAAGAGGAATCAATAACTATTACTTCGATCCTGCTTCTATTTCTAATAGAACTGGTATCTTACAAGTAGCTTATCCATTCCAAAATGTAAAAGTAGTAGGTACAAGCGGTATCTCTGGAGACAGAATCGCACTTATGCCTGATGCTTATGCAGTAGTAGGAGTAGATCTATTGAGTGACGTTGAAAACTTCCAACTTTGGTATGATATTAATGCAGACCAATTAAAACATAGATTAAAATCTAAGTTAGGTTCGCAAGTAGCGTTCCCAGAGTACATCGTTTCTAACGGATTAAACTAATATAACCTATAGAGGGTCTTTAATTAGGCCCTTTATACTAACCTAAAAAAACTAAAATTATGGCATGTAACATTTCAAGCGGATTTACTTTAGCATGTAGAGACAATAGCGGGGGTATAAAAAATATTTATATTCTTTCAGGCTCTGTATCCTCAGTAGTTGAAGCTTCAGAAGGTCTAATTAGTGCATTATCGGGTTCAGGTGTATTTTATAAATTTGAATTAACGAAAAACACTGGAGACTTTACAGAGACTCCTACTCCAAGTTTAGAAAATGGAACTGTTTTTTATGATTCTACAATCAACGTAGCGTTTCACAAATTACAATCAAGTATCAGAAATCAAGTTAAAGTATTAGCTCAGAATCCTGATCTTAAAATAATTGTAGAGACTAACAATGGTGTTGAATCACCGTACACAGGAAGATTCTTTTATGTCGGAAGATATAGAGGAGCAACTCTTTCAGGGGGAGCAGCAACATCCGGAACAGCTTTCGGAGATGCTAATCAATACGCTCTAGCTTTTCAAGGCATGGAGCCGGAACCTGCAG